CAGATACTCTTAATGTATTAGGTAAAAATTTAGTATTAAATCGTTTTAACAGCACATCAGGTGGGGAAGACAACGAAAACTACACTTTTTTAAATAGTGGAAATGGTGCTTTAGGTGGTATTACAAGTTTTCAAAATTCAGATACAGAAAGAGTACAGCTTTTCTTTGGAGAAGATATAGGTGGAGACTTTACTAATCAATTTATAGCACTTGATGCTGATTGGGATTTAGGTAAAGGTGGTTCTAATGGTAACAGCACAGGTACTTCTAAACTTATTATAAAAGGTAGGGCATATGGAAGCAGTACAGGTTCAGCAGGTGCTACATCTACTATAGCTACATTTAACGCTATAACTAATACAGATGGTTATGCTTTCCCAACAGTAGAACTTGCACCCACAACCATTTCAGGCTCAACTACAACACCTGTAGTAGTAGTATCACAAGGTTCAGCACCTTCTACTACAACTAACAAACTTTATAATGTTGGTGGTTCTTTATATTGGAATGGTGCAGTTGTAGATACAGGTGCAGGAGATATCACAGGTGTAACTATAACCACATCAGGTCAAAGTGGTTTAACGGGTGGTGCTTCTTTTGCTTCAGGTGATGCTACTTTTACTCTTGCAATAGCTAGTACCATAAATGGCTCTAAAACATTCAGTGATAATGTAGTCATTCAAGGAAATTTGGATGTACAAGGCACTACAACAACTATAGATACAACTAACCTAGATGTTAAAGACAAAAACATTACTTTAAATTATGGTAGTGGTGATACTTCAGCAAATGCCAATGGTGCAGGTATTACTATTCAAGATGCTGTAAGTGCTTCCCAAAATGCTACTATTTTATGGAATACAAGTGCTAATGCTTTTAAATTCTCACATAAAATAAGATTAGATGACAATATACAAGCACAGTTTGGTAGCGGTGCAGATTTACGGATTTATCATAATGGCACAGATAGTACAATTGAAAATAATACAGGCGATCTCTATATTACCAATAAAGCAGATGATAAAGATATAATTTTTAGAAGCGATGATGGTTCTGGTGGTTATGCTGTATATTTTAAATTAGATGGTAGTGAAGGAAGGTCTGTTGCATCTAAAGACATAAGATTTGAAGATGGGATAAAAAGCACCTACGGAAATTCTGATGATCTACAAATCTACCATGATGGTAGTAATAGTTGGATAAAAGATGCTGGTACAGGTGATTTAGTAGTTAGGTCATCAACAAATATTTTCTTACAAGATGCAACAGGTGCAAACAATTACGCTAAATTCACAACCAATGCAGTAGAACTAAGACATAACAATGATGTACGTTTTACCACGACTGGTACTGGTATAGAGGTAACAGGAACAGTTACAAGTGATGGTTTGACATCATCACAAACTATTAATGTTAATTCAGCTTCAGGAAGTGTAGATTCAAGAATTGCATTTAACAATTCAGTAAAAAATGGGTGGATAGGTATTCCTTCATGGGATAACACATCATTAAGAATATATGGAACTAGCCCAACATCAGGAAATACTAATGAACCTGCGGCAATGTATAGAGATGGTGCTTGGAGTTTTTGGACTGACTATAATAATACATCAGGAAATGGCTCTACATCTACAGCATTATTTATATCTACTGGTGGTTCTCTAAATGTTGGTAGAGGTGATATTCAAATAGGTGGCACAACTGTTATATCAAGTTCTAGAAACTTATCTAATATAGCTAGTTACAATGGCTATACGCCTACAAAATCAAGTAGTTCAACTAATAGTGTAACTTCTTTAGATTCACGAAATGTTAATAGTTCACCTTCTGCTAGAGATAAGGGGTTATATGTTGATTTTAAAACACAAAGCACAATAAGCCTTACAGGAAGTGGAAGTTATGCAGGTGTTTTAACTTTTAGATCATATGGTAGTGGCACAGACCTATCAGGTGGATATCCGATACAAATAGCATATGATCAAGCAGGTAATTTGCAAACAAGATATGGCTCAAGTTCTAGTGCTTGGGGTTCTTGGAAGGCTATTCATTTAGCAGGAAACAATCTATCAGCAGGAAATATAACTGTAACAGGAACAGTTGATGGTAGAGACATAGCCACAGATGGAACTAAGCTAGATGGCATAGAAGCAGGTGCAACCACAGATCAAACCCAAGCTGAAATAAATGCATTAGGTATAACTGCAATAGGTTTATCAGGTACTCCTGATATAACTGTTGGCACTATCAATTCAGGTGCTATAGACGTAACAGGCACAGCCACAATGGATGGTTTGACTGTTAATAGTGGTGGTACTTCATCAAATATATCAATAAGAAACTCAGGCTCATCTTTTTTAAATATTTATGCAGACACAAATGGTGTAGCTTTACTTGATGTAGATGCAAATAATGCAGGTGGTGCACCTAGATTTCAAGTAGATGTAGGTGGTGTACAGGCATTAAGAATTACAGAAGGTAACGATATTTATTTTTATGAAGACACAGGAAGTACAGCTAAGTTCTTTTGGGATGCTAGTGCTGAGAAATTAGGGATTGGTACTACTACTGTTGGTGCCGCATTAACTGTTCATCATGCCCTTCCTAGTGGTAATTATCTTGCTGAATTTAGGTCAACAGGTAATTCACATGCCACCATAGATTTAAGAGCAGATGGTACTGGTGACCCAAGAATTTTCTTTGACTTAAATGGTGCAACTCCATTTGCAATAGGTGTTGATAATAGTGATGGCGATAAATTTAAAATTAGTGGTCATTATCAACTAGGTACAAATGATAGATTTGTCATAGATAGTTCAGGTAACTCTACTTTCTCAGGAACTATATCTAGTGGTAGTGTTACAGCAGGTAGTAGTGGTAATAGTGCATTTCTAAGGGCTTACTATGGCTCTGATTATATGACATTGCAGGGTTATGGTTTAGAAATGAATCGTGCGGCTTCTTATATAAGACCAACAACTGATGGTAATAAAACACTCTATATTGGTGGTACAGATGCTTCTTTAGACTGGGCGGCAATACATTTTAGATCATTATTAGGTCTTTACATGACTGGTACTCAGTTCCTTACAACTGATAGAAACTTGGTCAATATAGGAACTATCTCTTCAGATAATATAACAGTAAATACAACAAGTAGTGGTAATCAGATTACATTACAAGCACCAACACCCAGTATTGAGTTTATAGATTCACAAGCAACATCAAGAAAAGCAAAAATAAGTGCAGAAAATGGCAATCTTCTTTTTGAAGCAGATACAAATACGGGCGAAGCTAATACTGCTATAACATTTAAAATGGATGGTGCAAATGCTTTGTCTTTTAACAATTCTAAAAACGCTAATTTTGCAAATGATGTAAGCGTAACTAATGAATTAAATGTAGGACAACAAATAACTGCTAGTGGTGGTATTACTACAGATCAAACAGGACAAACGATATCAGGCTTTACTACTATAAGGGTAGGTGATGCCTTAATAGGTCAAGATGTAGCCACTCTAACGACTACAGCCACTACACAGACTAATAGAATACTAGCTAGTGCAACAACTTATAGAACTATAAAAGTTTTAGTACAAATTAAATCAAGTACAAACTTTCATGCAACAGAGATACTTTTGACGCATAATGGTAGTACAGTCTATATGACTGAATATGCAACGATATTTTCAAATAACTCGTTAGCAACTTTTGATGCCGATATTTCAGGTGGAAATATAAGATTATTGATTGACCCCAATCAGTCTGCTTCAACAGAATTTAAATTTAATGTATCAGGAATAGAAGCTTGATGACATAATAATAGTAAGCACATTGGATAGGGAAGATGGCAACACAAAAAGATTTTAGAATTAAAAATGGACTAATCGTCCAAAATGGTAACACTACAGTTAGTCAAGGAACTGTATCTATATCAGATCAAATAAGTGGAGATACAGGTCAATTAATCATTACAAATGGTCAATTAGGCGATTCATTTATGCGTATAGGCATGATTGGTAGTGGTACTGCAAATTCACATATAAGAACAGATTCAACCCTAGAATTTCATATAGGTCAATCAGCTACAAGTACAACACCTAGTGTTTATATTGATACTAGTGGAAATTTAAATATAACGGGTAATTTTCAAATAGACGGAGTTAATAGAATAGTTGCTACATCCTCTTATACAGAGTTTAGAAATCCACAAGGTGTAACAAAACTTTGGCTTGGTGGTGGCTCAGATGGAACTTCTGACCCTAGTGCTTATATTAATGGTAATAATTTTTGGATAAGAGATTTTAACAGCACAGTCAATTCAGTTTTTAGTAGTAGTGGTTTAGATATAAAACGTGGCGATTTAAAGTTAAATGCAACAACAGTAATAGATGCTTCTCGTAACCTATCCAATATAGGAACTATCTCTAGTGGTGCTATTGACAGTACAGGAGACATACAATCAGATAAATTTAAGGGTAGCACTTATTCTGGTAGTTCATTTTTAGATTTTGATGATGATAATGGTGTTGATACGAATGCCAATACAACTACATTAGCTTCTATTGGTAACATGAATTTTATAGTTGATACTAATGGCAATGGTGCAACAGATAAATTTTATTGGTTAAAAGATAACACTGCACCTAATTCAGCTACACAATTAATGGATTTGGATAAAAATGCCAATCTAGTATTAAGAAATGGAACAGTAACAGGTCAATCAGGTGGATTCTTTGGTGGTGATTTAGAGTTATACAATTCTTCTGATCTTATTATAGGTTCAGGTGGTACTTTTAAATTTGGCACGACAGTTATTGTGGACTCCTCAAGAAACCTAACCAATATAGGAACTATCTCTAGTGGTGCTATTACATCTTCAGGTGTTATAGAGAGTTCAGGTGGTGATACTGCTACCTCAGGTCAATTGCTTAACTTACATGGTTCATCTTTAAATCAGACTAATTCAGGAACAATACGTTTAACTGAAGGTTCTTATGATACATCTCCATTTTTTCAAGGCGGTTTTATAAAATATGATGGTAGTGGCAACCAGTTAAAGATTGGTACACACACTGCTTCAGATAGTAACTTATCAAATGATATAGATGCTATAACAATAGCTAGAAGCACAGGCGATACTACTTTTGGGCAAATAATACAAAGTAATAGAGATATAAGATCAGCAGGACAAATTAGAGCAACGGGATGGTATAACGCTACTGCTTCAACTGATTACACAGGAATGGCTCTTGAAATAGGGGTATCGGGAACACAACCACATATACTTGCATATAACAGAGATACAGCAAGTTATGGTAATTTGGTAATCTCTTCAGCAGGTGTTCTTGTAAATCCTAGAGGTAGTGATTTTACAATTCAAGGGGTTGTAAATCTTACATCTAGTGGTCATTTAGAGATTGGTAGCACAACAGTAATAGATTCCTCAAGAAACCTAACTAACATAGGAACTATAACTACTACTGGCGATGTTCAGATTGGTGCTTCAAATGTTGCTGGAAATCACGCACTCAAGGTTTATCACACAGATAATTATGAAACAGCAAAATTTGCATCCAATCAACTTGGTTCTTTAGCTAGATTTACTAATTCTGCAACTAGCATAGAAATAGGGAATCAAAACGGAGAAGCTGTATTAAGAACTGGTAGCACTATTAGATTGGCGGCTAACGCAACTGGTAATGTAAGAGTTGCTACAGGTGCTTTACAGATGGGGACTACTACTGTTATAGATAGTTCAAGAAACCTACAAAACATAGGAACTATATCAAATAGTGCTTTTACTATACCCAACAGCATAGGTTCAGCAGGTCAAGTTTTAAAAGTACCATCTTCAGGAACTACTTTAGAATGGGGTGCTGATACAGGATTAATTACAGGTATCACTAACTTTGCTGATAATAGATTATTAACCGCAAGTGGTTCTACAACTATAAACGCTGAAGCTGATCTTACTTGGAATGATGTACAACTAGCTTTTGATAGTGGTGCAGGAAGTTCAGGTTCATTAGGTGCAGGTGGTGTAGTTGGTAGTCTTTCATCAGATGTAATCTTAACTTCTACTAATAGATTAGTTTTAGGTCAGGGTGGCTATGGAAGAATTTATATCAGTGGTTCAGATATAAATGTAAGTGGTAATTTAGAAATATCCGGAACACAAATAATTAACACTGCTAGGAATATGTCTAACATAGGAACTATCTCAAGTGGTGCTATTACAAGTAGTGGTGCAGTTTCAGCTGAAGATGATATCCACTTAACAGATGGAGGAACTATAAGAGGAAAGCTGTTATTAAATTCCTCTGATAGAGACAATGTAGAACTAAGAGCAGAATCATTAGGCTCTACAATGAAATTTTTTACTGTAGGAACTCAAGCTTTAGAATTAGATGCATCACAAAACGCTACCTTTGCAGGAACAGTTACAAGTGATGGTGTTTCCTTACCTAATCTTGAAGTTACTTCTGACTCAGGTAATACCGTAATAGATAGCTCGTCTTCTTATTTAGTTTTAGAAGGTAGTAACATTATAATGCGAAACCGTGACGGAACTGAAGACTATGCAAAATTCTTTGGTAATGGTGCAGTAACTTTATATCACAACAATAGTGCCAAACTAGCCACAACCTCAAGCGGAGTTCAGATTACGGGAACACTTGATGTAGATGTTATTAGTAATGCTTCAGGTGTAGTGCATCTAAATGACACTTTATATTTTCAGGACAATAGCAAAGCAGTTTTTGGTGATTCCTCAGATTTAGAAATCTTCCATGATGGTTCTAACTCAAACATTGTTGATACAGGAACAGGTTACTTGTCTTTAAGAGGTACTGATTTAAGACTACAAGATTCTACTGGTTGGAACTTTGTTATATGTACAGATTTAGGACAAGGTGGTGAAGTAGCTTTATTACATTCAAATATTCAAAAGCTAAAAACAACCTCAACAGGCATAGACGTAACAGGCACAGTTAAAGGTGATGGGTTAATTATTAATGGTGGTGCATCTTCACCAACTCATCTTATAAATGGCTCAAGAGCAGGTGTTTTAGTTTCTATAGATAATGAAAGCACATCAACATCAGCTGGATTATTACTTAATACTGCTAGTACAAATGCTAATAGCAATATTTTACAAGTAACATCAAATGACTTAGATAGATTTAAAGTATCAGGAAACGGAGACATCTCCTTTTATGACGATACAGGTACAACTCAAGCTTTATTTTGGGATGCTAGTGCTGAATCGCTTGGAATCGGAACGACTAGTCCTACTGCACAGATACATTTAAGTAAAGCGAATGGTTCATTAATTAAGTTAGGTACTTCAAATAATACTTCTGAAATTGAAGCAAGAGTAGTTGGCGGTGGTCAAAGTCTTGTACTTAGCTCTGTTAACTCGGCAGACCATTTAGTAATTGATGGTGCAGGAAAAATTGGAATTGGAACTGATTTGCCATCACAAATATTTACAGTAGAAAACAATAGCGGTATTTTTAGAATAAACACATCTACAAGCACATATCCTAGAATTGAAGTTGGGTCTGCTAGTGGTACTACAGCAGTAGTCATAAATAGAACAACGAGTACACAAGACATTAAATTTGGCGAAACTTCAGACACTGGTAATTACATTTTTAGAGGTGGAAACTTAAGAATTGAAAATGGCTCTTTACAAATTGGTACACAAACAGTAATAGATTCCTCTCGTAATCTAACCAACATAGGAACTATCTCTTCAGGAAATATATCTTCAGGGTCAATCATTGGAACAACCATCACCTCAGTATCGGCTATTGGGTCAGCAGATAACGTGCGAAGTGGTTTAACCCATGATGATAGCAGTTCTATGAATATAGGGGTCGGTGGGCAATTAGTTCTAGGATATAAGTACACTTCAGCAGGAGCATATACCGAAGGTGCTATTATCAAGATGTACAAGGAGAACGCTGTTAGTGGTGAATATGGTAGTGGACTAAAGTTTCAGGTTAGAAATCATGGAGCAAACCTATCCACAAAAATGACCCTTGACCCTTCGGGGAATTTATTAGTTGGGACTACTGAAAGTAATGTAGATAACAACACAACAGGGAAAGGTATTGTGTTGGCTAATAGTGGTTATATTCAAATAGCTAGGGAAGCTACAGCACAAACTCAAGGTATGTTACACCTAAACGCAACAGGTGTAGACGCAAACATGATTGAGTTCAAAAAGGATGCTGTTGCTGTAGGAGCTATTGGTACTAATAGTGGTCAATTATATATAGGAAATGAAGATGGCTCTACAGATACAGGTTTGTTATTTGGAGAAAGTGGCACAACAGCAAGAGCCATAATACCTGCAAGAGCAGATGGTAGTGTGGTAGATGGTGCGTTAGACTTAGGTTATTCAAGTGGTAGATTCAAAGACCTTCACCTTTCAGGCTCAACAAGCACTGGTGATCTTAAAATAGGCAGTACAACTGTTATAAATGGTGGAAGACAACTTACAAACATAGCATCAGCAAATGTTGCAGGAAACATTACTGTTGATTACACAGGCAATGCAACAAATGATGCGGGTATCTTTATTCAAAATGATAATAATGATTGGGGTTTACGAATACAAAAAACATCTACTAACAGTTATGGAATGCAAATTAGAGCAGGTGGTGATTATGTATTTAGAACACTTAATTCATCAGGAGTAGAAAAGTTTAGAATTGATGGCGATGGAGATATAGAAACTGTAAGAAATATTACTTCTACTGGTGATATAAATAGTAGTAATGTACAAATTAATTCTAATGGTATTTATCTACTAAATGGTAATTATAGAGTTGGAAGTACAGCTATTGTGGATTCTAGTCGTAATCTCATAAACATAGGCACTATCTCTAGTGGTGCTATAACATCTAGTGGTGCTATAGGTAACTTAGGCAGTCAAATTGGTCAACAGTTAGAGTTAGGCAATACTACTACAGCGACTTTAAGATTTGATGCTGATGAATGGAGATTATATTCAGGAGGTACTGGCTCATCGGGTGAAGTATTTACTATAAGTCAAACAGGCGATGCAGTCTTTAGAGGAAATGGCAATTTAACAGCACTTGGTACTATGCAAGTATATAGCACTCTATATACAAGAAGTAACTTACAAGTATTAAATGCCGCAGGAAATGGTTGGAATACTTGGGCTACTAGATCAAGTGGTAAGTATAATCTAACCAACATAGGAACTATCTCTAGTGGTGCTATAACTGTTACAAACCCAACTGCTAATGCACCAGTAGCAACATTTACAGGTAATTACACAGCTAATGGTGATGTAGCATTGTCTGAATGGCAAAGAAGTGGTGGTGCAGTTAAGGCAAACTTTGCTTATGTAGATTCAACTACAGACATGGAGTTTGGTACAACAACCAGTCATGGTCTTGGTATAAAAACAGGTAATACAAGAAGACTAACTATTACTTCAGCAGGCAACGCTACATTCACAGGAACTATCTCATCAGGTGCTATTTCTATAAATGGCACTACTGTTATAGATGCAAGTAGAGCATTAACTAGCATTAATACTATAACTTCAGGAGGACTTGTTAGGATAAATGCTAGTGGTTCAGTAAGTTCTTCTATTAAATTACTTGTAGGTACTACCAATAGTTCAAGTTCTTCTGCTATAGCCCAGTTCGGTGGATTTTTAAGAGCAAGAGATTATATATTTTTACATGATAGTTCAACTTTAACTAATGCTGTTAAACTTGCATACAATGGTGGTCATATTGATTTAACAGGTGGAGAAGGTTCAAATACTGCACCCGCAACAAGAGTTAATTCAATAGCTAGCCCTGATGGAACACAATTAGTATTTCCCAATAATAGCGGTAAGGTTGGAATCGGAATCGCATCACCCAGTGCGTTGGTTCATGCTGTGTCAAATGATTCAACAACTAATGATGCAGTAAACATGATGATTCTTACTGCTCTATCAACTGGCACAACAACTACAGGTTTTGGACCGGCAATACTTTTACAAGGTGAAAGAAACAATGGAGTCATGCAAAATGTAGGACGCATTAGGTCTATTGCTGAAGTAAACTCAGGCTCAAATATATCTTCAGGATTAGCTTTTGAAACAAGTGTAGCAGGAGTATTAAACGAGAGACTTAGAATCTCATATGATGGGCATATTGGGATAGGGACTGATTCACATAATGTTCATTCAGGTACTGGTTTAGTTGTTCATGCAACAACAGGCGGTTCAGGTAATACAGGCTCACCACGAATAAGATTAACAAATACTACTACAGGTCAATCAGCAACAGATGGTGCTGAATTATCCTTAGATGGGAATACAAAAGATTTTTATATTGAAAATAGAGAAGGTCAAGATATTATTTTTTATAGTGGTTCTGAGCGTTCAAGAATAGATACAAATGGGAATCTAAGAATTACAAGTGGTGCTTTGCAAATGGGTACTACAACAGTTATAGACTCCTCAAGAAACCTAACCAACATAGGAAGTATCTCTATTGCTTCAGTTGGAAGTATTGGTGTTATAAATACTAACAACCTTACCATAGGTGGCTCTGTTTCAAACCATTCAGGTCTTCAGTTTGGTACTGCTGTAATTACACCTATGAGAGCAGGTGCAGAAAGTGATGCTCAAATTGATATAGGTTTCTCAAACGCTAGATTCAAAGATCTCTACCTTTCAGGTGAAGTTGAAACAAATACCATTACAGCACTATCAACAGCACAGTTTGATGATACTGTTCTTATAAGTGGTCTTTTAACTTGTACTGAAGGTGCATTAATTCGCGATGCTAAATCAAGTGCAAGTAGTCCTGTTTTAACTGTAAAAAATACAAGTGCAACTAACGAAGGTCGTTATTTACAATTTTTAAGTAGCACAGGAACTAATATAGGGCAAATAGGTCATGTAGATCAAACAGAATCAAATATATTTATAGCAACTTTTAGCACTGGTCTTAAATTTGAATCCTACATTACCTATAAAGCTATATTGCCTTGTAATGAAAATGGTGCAGATAGTGATAATGCTATTGATCTAGGAAGCTCATCAGTAAGATTTGATGACATCTACGCAACCAATGGCACTATACAAACTTCAGATAGAAATCAAAAACAAGACATACAAGCCTTAACAGATGCAGAGCAAAGAGTTGCTACAGCATGTAAAGGTTTAATAAGAAGATTTAGATGGCAAGATTCAGTAGCAGAAAAAGATGATAATCCTGATTCTGATGAAACCGCTAGATATCATTTTGGAGTCATAGCACAAGACTTACAAGATGCATTTACAGCAGAAGGATTGGATGCAAGTGATTATGGGATGTTTATATCTAGCACTTGGGAAAATGATGATGGTGTAGAACAAACAAGACTTGGTGTAAGATATAACGAATTGCTAAGTTTTATAATAACAACAATATAGGAGAAAAAAATGGCGATAACATTAACGAGAACAGTGCAAAGAGTAGAAACCTATCCTTTAGTGGATTCTTCATCAGAAACTGTATCTGAAACTAAGCCTACTGTAATGGTGGTTTATAATGATGTATTTGATGATTCTGATGATGCTGATTTACCAGTTACAGCTACTAAGGTGAAACACTTTAACTGCACTGATGATGTAACAGGTGAAGATGCTTTAGTACAAACTATCTGTACAGCAATTTGGGCTTAATATGTGGAACAAAGCAACCGTAAAGGTAGATAAAGATAAATTCTTGGCTTGGGTTAAAGATAACGAAATACAGATGAANAANGTNATTGAGGTTGGTGACAAGATCAACCTTGATGGCAAACTTAGATCNGTAGAATCACACACAACTAAGAATGGACTTTTATCAATACAACTAAAAGAAGTAAAGAAAAAGAAATCTAAGTAAATGGATGCAGTAACTGTTATCCAAGAAGTAGGGTTTCCTATTGCCGCTTCTCTTGGTCTTGGTTGGTTTATATATAAACTTATCATGCGTATTGTAGATGGCATGGAGACTAAACTTGATGTGGTAGATCAAAAAGTAGCAGAACAAATATCAGCTATAGAAGATAGGCTAGGCACAAAACTTGATTCCCAACATGGTATTTTGGTAGCATTAATTGATAGGGTGCGAAGTTTAGACAATGAGATTATAAGGCAAGATACTCTTATTAAAACTATTCTTGGCGTACCACAATTAATAGATAGCAGTAAAATTGCCAAGGCAGATAGAGATGACCAAAGAAAAGATTAAGAAAAAAAGAGGTAGACCAAGTAAAGCTGAACTTCAAAGAAGAAAAGAAGCACAAGAAAAAGATACTATTATAAAATGGGTATCTATTATAGGTATTGTTTTAATTTTAGGAATATTTATACAAAATGCTACAGCAGATCAGATCGTTCATAAATTTAAATCACCATCTTTTAGTGGCATAAATACTAGTTCACATTATCTAACTATAGAAAACCAAGAATTCAATCGTAAGCTTACTATCAAAGAAGAAATAAAAGCATTACAAGATGAGATAGAAAGAGAAAAAGAAAACTCTACACTAGCTAGATTTATGCGAAACTTAGAAAGCAGGGTGTATGCTGAACTTTCAAGACAGCTAGTTAATAACCTTTTTGGTGAAACACCTTCTGATTCAGGCATAATTGAACTAGAAGGAAACATTATTGAATATACTAGCGATGGCGTAACATTAACCCTTAAAATAACAGAAGCAGATGGCACAGTCACAGAAATTACAATTCCTATCGGTACTTTTACTTTCTAGTTGTTCAATTTTTGACCAGTATGAAGATACATATGACCAAAGAAGAAACAACGATATAGTAAGAATTGATGAACTTCATTCTAAAGAATTAGCAAATGTAAAAAAACCTATAGTACAACCTATAGTAGCTGTATATCCTTCAGCATTCACAGATCAAACAGGACAAAGAAAAAGTAATAGTGAATTTGCTTTATTTTCTACTGCTGTAACACAAGCACCCTATACATTACTAATAAGAGCATTAAAACATTCTAGTAATGGTGAATTCTTTAGAGTAGTAGAAAGGGTCGGTTTAGATAACCTAACAAAAGAAAGACAACTAATTAGATCGGCAAGAGAACAGTTTGCTAAAGAGGGTGAAGAAAAGAACGTACCACCACTGCTCTTTGCAGGTGTATTGCTAGAAGGTGCTGTAATAAGCTATGATAGTAACTTGTCAACTGGTGGTGTTGGTGCTAGGTATCTAGGAATAGGTAAAAGTATTCAATATAGAGAAGACAATATAACAGTTAGTCTTCGTATGGTATCAGTTGCAACAGGTGAGATACTTATAGAAGTATTAAGCCAAAAAACCATATTTAGTTATGGAAAATCAGAAGATGTTTTTAGATTCATAGAAATGGGTACTGAACTTGTAGAAATTGAATTAGGTAATTCAAGAAACGAGTCAACAACGATTGCATTGATGAAAGCTATTGAAGGTGCAGTTTTAGAACTAATTAATATCGGATACGATAGGAGTTTTTGGAAACATGAAGAAACTGAAATTACTAAGCCTGATTGCGATGATGATTGCATCACCAACATACGCGGCTGATAACGAAATATTTGTAGATCAATCAGGAACAGGTGCAAATATAGATTTAGAACAACTAGGTATATCTAATATCATAGGTGGTATTGGAACAGAAGCAGGAAGTCTTACAGCTTTTGACCTAGATGGAAATTCTATGACTTTAGATATCAATATGATTGGTGCAACAAATAAATTTTTAGGTGATATATACGCTGATAACTTTACAGGTTTATATAATTTCACTGGTTCAACTAATTCTTTTACTATACAAGTAGACCCAACTAATAGTTTTAGTTCAGACGGTTCTGATCATAATATTGCAGTAACTGGTACTTCTAATACATTCACACTGAATCAAGGTACTTCTGCATTATCGGCATCTTTAAATTTAGATTGGATTATTCAGGGTTCTAATAATACGATTACATCAAATATTAATATTGATGGTGCTACAAACTATATGGATATAGACGGTTCTGATAATACAGTTACTTACACAGGTACAGGAGTTAATGCTTCGGCAGGTGGATATTTCTATTTAGATCATACAGGTGGTCAAAGAACATTTAATATTCAACAACTAAGCACACAGGACAATGACTGGCTCAAAATCATATCAGTGGGTGGCAACTCTTCTTCTACTGTTTGTGTTATCCAAAACGATCAAGGCACAAGCACAGGCTGTTGATATTGGAGATATATCTGAACTAAATGGTTCAGCACAAATAGTTAGAGATAAGCCTTACAATGCTAATTTAAAATTTGCTATACAAAGCAATGATGAAGCTATTACTTCTAATGGAAGAATGGCTATTAAGTTTTTAGACGATTCTACAGTCAAACTTACTGAACACTCACAACTATTAATAGATGAATATATATACGACCCTGACCCATCTAAATCTAAAATGGCTCTTACCTTTGGATTAGGAACAGCAAGGTTTATTACAGGCAATCTTAATAGAATAGATAAACAAAATATAAAACTTAAAACACCTACAGCAAATATAGCCATTAGAGGTACAGATTTTACAGCTACAGTAGATGAGTTAGGTAGGTCATTGATAATACTTCTTCCTGATGCTCTCGGCTTGTCTAGTGGTGAGATAGAAGTAGTTACTGCTATGGGTACTGTTTTACTAAATAAGCCATTCCAAGCCACTACAGTGAATGTATTTGAATCTAAACCTAGTAAACCAGTTATCTTAGATTTAACGCTAGATATTATTGATAACATGCTAATAGTGACGCCACCGAAAAAACAAATAACAATAACTGAAGAGGTATCACAAAATGCTCAACAAAATATTCTAGATTTTAATGATTTAGATATTGATTATCTTGATGAAGATTTTCTAGGTCAAGATGAATTAGAGTTTACAGAATTAGATATAAATTATCTTGATACCAACTATCTTGAAGATTTGCTAAATGTTTTAGATGCACTTGCAATAAGTAAACAGGAAGATGTTTTAGCTGTTACTGGTGGTATAGATATTCAAGGTACAAAAATTGGTCAAGATACAGAAACACAAATAACAACTTTAATAGCAGGTAATATCATAAGTGTTAGAAGAGATGTAAATAATTCTGCAAGATTTGATTTAAATGGAGATGATTCCTACACGCTTATTATTATACAAGATGGTGTCTCTAATGTTGTTAAGATTAATGGTGGTGGAGATTCAGTAATTACCATTACACAGAGTGAATAAAATAATTTAATTATTATTCCAAAATGGGTTTACATCTGCACCAAAATAAACGATAATAGTTGTATAAATTGATAAATTAATAAAATGAATATAAATAAAATGAACCATAATATAGAATTAGAATTTGCTAATAACAATCCAAGTTATTATTTTATTTCTACGGGTCATTCAGAAAACGCAAACAATATATTTTATACATTAAGAAAAACAATCATCAATACTAGATATTTTGATGGTATGGCTCAACCTTTTGTAGATTCTATACATATACAAAATTTATCTACTGATTACAACAAAGCTATTAATAAAGCTAAAGAAATCACAAATAACCAAAAAATTAAAATTATTTCTGAAAAAGAAATGAATGCTTGGGGAGAAGGTTCTTATGATAAAGAAGAAGAATTATTAAGAAAAAAATACCAATGGAAAATAAAGTCAACAGAAATTATTAATAATTACTTATCTCAATATAAAGATTTAGAATGGTCTGAGGTTGTGCCATCTACAGAAGAAAGAGTAGATTTTTCAGGAAAGATTTTAAATACTAAGTACCAAGAAAATCAATTTGGTGGATGTCACAAAATGTTATTTCAAGATGAAAGAGGTTTTAAATTATGGGGTTCAGTTCCTAATAAATTACTTGAAGAAAATTTAAGTGATTTAAAAATTAAATTCTCTGCAACTGTACAAGTATCAAATAATGATAAGTCGTTTGGTTATTTTAAGAGACCAACAAAAATAGAGATATTAGACTAATATGCTATTATTTTTAGATGAAAAGAATATTAGTAGTAATTATTGTATTACTTTCAATTCCTTTAATATTTAAAAGCACACNTACNGAAATAATAAAACTTAGAACATTTGATNCTNTNGTNAAANANTATGAGCCATCAGGAAACTTTGTAATTCTTAATATNACAGAAGAAGATGTAGAGAGAGAAGGTGGCTATCCNNTACCTAGACAAAGATTAGCTGAAATACAGATTGATCTTATTAATAAAGGTGCAATAGGAGTTGGATGGGTTATGTCCTTTCCACAAGCAGATAGAATGGGTGGTGATGAAGCTTTTGCAGAAGCATTAAGTTATGCACCATCTGTTATAGCTATGTTTGAAGATAATAGTGGTAATTACCCAAAACCTACAGGAACTGTTGTCAAAGGTAATGATGTTAGTGGTATAGTAAGTATGGGAGTCAAGGAAAACCTGAACACTCTAAAAGAAAATACACTGCAGGGTCTAGCCATTGCTCCCACTGAAGTTGACTTATTAGTAAGAAGAATACCCCTTTTAGTAACTACTCCTGATAACGAATGGATTCCTGCATTTGGCACACAAATCTATAAAGCATTATTTGGTGTTAGAACCTACATTATAAAAACTAATGATAATGGTATAGAGGAAATATCAGTAGAGGAATACCACCTATTAAAACAGATAGTCTTGGTCGTAAATGGATAAGTTGGGTTGATACACCACAAACAGACTTAAAAGAAATGAATGTACAGGGTAAGTTTGTATTTGTTGGAGTAACAGCAAACGGAGTAATGCCACAAATAGGTGTACCTAATGGTTTACTTTTGGAACCACATAAAATACAGACAGCTTTAGCAGAATCAATACTTATAGAAGATAGCCCTTATATACCTGATTGGGCTTTAGCCCTAGAAATACTTATATTTATCGTTTCTGTAAGCCTTATATGGCTTGTATTAAACGCTTTTGGTGTTACTTGGGGGATTATATTAGCTATATTAATAATGTTGTCCACAGCTTATACAGGATATGGACTTATCCACAGGGGAATATTGATTGATGTCACTTGGTCTCTAATATCACAGTTTATAACAGGCTCTATAGCTTTATATTTACGTTTTAGAGAGCAATGGAAACTAAGAGAACAGATAAAAGGTCAATTTGGTACTTACTTATCACCTGATATGGTAAATATGCTAATAGAAGACCCTTCATTAATGAAACTAGGTGGACAAAGAACAGAAATGACCTTTATGTTTGCAGATATTGTAGGCTTTACCCCCATATCAGAATCTTATATGAAAAAAGATGACCCTGAAGGGTTGGTAGAGCTTATAAATTTATTCTTAGATCGTATGACAAAGGTGATTTTAAAAAATGGTGGCACTGTGGATAAATACATGGGCGATTGTATTATGGCTTTTTGGAACGCACCTTTACCCTGTAAAAATCATGCAGAAATGGGTGTTAAAACAGCTATAGAGATAGAACTACTAACAGAAGAACTTAATGCACAACTTAAAAAGGATGGATTGGACTTACCACCTGTTGTGATAGGAACAGGGCTTAATACAGGGACTTGTATTGTAGGTAATATGGGTAGTGAACTTAGATTTGATTATTCTGTAGTGGGTGATGCTGTAAATCTAGGTGCAAGGTTAGAGGTTCAGACAAGAACTTATGACACACCTATACTTATATCTGAATATACTTATAAAGAAGCTAATATACCTTGTGAACGCATAGATGAAATAAAAGTTAAAGGTAAAGATGAGCCTGTTGTAATATACGCACCTTTTATAAAAGATAAGATTAGAAAACTAATAAAAAAATAATTAAAAAAAGTGTTGCACATTATTCCATTATGGGTGTATGATATATTTATCTGTTTAGCAGACTACCTCTAAAAGATAGCGACTTTTTAGAATAGATTGATTTGTAGAAGATTTACTAGCTGTAAATTAGCAATTCAAAAGTAGAAACAAGACAGAAAGAGGATGCCACATTATTAATATATTGTGGCTAACTCGTTATAAGTTTGTAGTGTACAGAGCTTACTATAAAATCCTTAAAGGTGGTCGTAAGATAAATGCAAGATGAGTGTTAGAAACCTGTTCATGCCCTACGAGAAGTTGGATGTATAACTCCAATCTTGAAATCAAAGTTATATAGAATTAAATATATGTCTTACTGTGTATTTAGTTTTGAATAATTTAGTTTTGTTTGATCAGCAAAAAAAATTAATATAAAAGGTAAGAATTAAAGGGTCTTAATTGACCCTTTTTTATTTCATAAATTTGTACAAAACGTAATTACACTATAAAATCCCAATATGGGATTTAAACTATCATTAATACTGGGTGGACTCTTGTTAGCAACAGCATCAAGTAGCTTTTGGTATATAGATAGACTCCAAGATCAAATATCAGTTTTAAAAGGCAATCAAATAGCCTTAGAAAGCTCTATAAAGCAACAAAACGACTCAATAAAGCAACATATAAACAAACAAAAACAAACACAAGAGCAAGTTAATGTTCTAACTGCAAAGAACCAAGAAGCACAAAGAGAAGTAAATAAGCTTAAAAATACTTTCGCAAAACATGATCTTGATAATTTAGCTTTAGCAAAACCAAAGCTAATAGAAAAAATAGTCAATAAAGGAACTAAGCAGGTTAAACAAGACCTAATAGATTTAACTAATCCTAATCAGTTTGATAATGAAAAATCTACTAATAGCTAGTTTCACCCTTTTCTACTTCACAGCGTGTTCTATGTTGCCAACGCAAACTAAACCTGTAGAAGTAATAACGATTGCAGAGCCGTCCCCTATGTATCATCCACCACTCCCAATAGAGTTATCTATGGCGGATATTGACTGGGAAATTTTAACCCCTCGTATAATGGAAGAGTACCTATCAGATTTACATTCAGGCTCTGCACCTGAAACAGCATATTATTCTTTAACCTCTAAAGATTATGAAAATCTATCTATGAATATGGCAGAAATTAAACGCTATATAAAAGAAACCTTACACATCATTGAGTTTTATAGAGATTATGATAAAAAAGATCAACCTAAAGAAAAGGTGTCAGAAACAAAATAATTTGCTACTATTTAGATTCATTCATTATAGGAGAGATTAATATGTTAGGAATGATAGGAGAATGGTTGGGTATTGTCACTGGTGTGGTTTGTGGTGCAAGTATAATATGTGCTTTAACACCAACACCAAAAGATGACGCAATGATTGGTAAGCTCTATAAAATTTTAGAGACTTTAGCACTCAACATTGGTAAGGCAAAGCAATAAGCAATGTCTGAATCAGTCACACCATTTGTATACAACGCTATACTAGAAAGGGTAATAGATGGAGACACCATAGATGTGACTTTAGATTTAGGCTTTGACGTAAAGCTTCACAAACAAAGATGTAGACTCAATGGTATAGATACACCTGAGTCAAGAACAAGAAATTTAGAAGAAAAAGCACTGGGATTAAAAGCAAAAGAAAGGCTTCAAGAACTATGTGCTGAAAAATTAGTAATTCAATCACATGGAAAAGGAAAATATGGACGGATTCTCGCTACACCTTTTACAGAAGGTAAAAAAGATATTTGCAAAACCCTCATTGAAGAAGGACACGCAGTTGAATACTGGGGTGGTAAAAAAACAGCCAAAGTTAGAGAAGACGGAACGTGGGGAGAATAATATGAAAATATCACAAGAAGGAATAGCACTTATCAAAAAGTTTGAAGGGTGTAAATTAGAAAGCTATAAATGTGCCGCAGATGTTTGGACAATAGGATACGGACATACAAAGTATGTAGAAGAACATCAAGAGATTACACAAGAAGAAGCAGACTCAATATTATTAACTGATCTAGAAGTTTATGAAGATGCAGTAAAAAAAGCTGTAACAGTTCCATTACATCAACATCAATTTGATGCTTTGGTTTCATGGACTTTTAATTTAGGTGGTGCAAATCTAAATGCTTCCACTATGCTAAAAGTTTTAAATAAAGGTGAATATGAAGAAGTGCCTTCACAAATTAAAAGATGGAATAAAGCAGGTGGAAAGGTATTACAAGGTTTAATTAGAAGAAGAGAAGCAGAAGCATTATTATTTGCAGGATTAGATTGGAGTAATGTCTGATCAATGGCATGGGGGTAAAGGCTCTCGTAGAAAGAAAGGTGATGAAAAAGCTTATCTAGATAGTTGGGAAAGAATATTTGGTAAAAAGAAAATTAATATTAACGATCTTAAAGAAATAGTAGAAACTAAAAAAAATAAAAATGGCATTAAGTAAAACACAAACAAAAAGACTAGGTGGAATATTGGCAATAATGTTTGGTGATGATTTGCCTAGTGAAAATCTAACTGCTTTAATAGGAGAAGGTTTTATTAAAGTGGAAGGACAAAATTATAAACTAACAGAAAAAGGCTTAGACGAAAAGAATCGCCTATGTACCTTATGTGGTCTAAATATTAAATATAGTTCAGAAAAATCTAATTAATGTAAATCACCATTATTTAAAGGATTTTTTTGTTTTTCATAATTCATAACAATTCCAGTAAATATTTCTAGACTTTCGTCTTTACTTAAATTATTCAATAAAAAATTTACCCTGTTTTTATCACGATGACTTAATTCTTTGTTCTTATTAAAAAACCTTATTGATCTTTTTAAAAATTCTATGTCAGCTCCACTTAAAAATTTAAGCATTATTTCTCCTAATTAATAAAAACCTTAGACTCTAGCTGTTTATATCCCCACATCTTTTGAAATGTAAGTTCAGCTTCATTAAAAGGCATTTTTTCTTCTTTATACATTTCTCTTTCAATAGTATTAGCATGATACCATCTATTAAAATTCACCCCATAAGGTGCTTCATCATCATAATTAAATTCATTCATCTTTGTCCCCCTTGTCATTAACAATTTGATTTAATTTATTTAAAAGTATTTTGTACTCTTCATAATTTATCACTGATTTTTCATGCAAATCAACTATTTTTCTATTTAGTTCAAATAATAAATTTGCATAATCATCGTTGGTAACAGAAAATTTTAGTTTTTTATAGTCTTCTAGACTTACTACTTTGCTCATCATCCACCATATTGTTGTGCATATTTAACCAGTCAACATCTTCTTCAACCTTTGTTCCTGCTAAGTAGAAAAGTACAGAGCATACTTCTTTCCACTTTCTATCTAGAAAACGATCTAATCTTTTAAAAAACTTTTTAATCATAAATTGCACCTTGTCTATAGTTGTTAGATTCCTGTTCTTCTAAGTGGTTCATATATCCCTCTAGAACGCCTTCAGGAGTTTGTCCTAGCCTTATATTATAAAGTCTATGCTTTATTATTAAATCAATTAATTTACTCTTAGAGGTCTTATATTCCCATAAATCTAATTCACCTAATGTTTCGTTTAATTCTTGGATTTGCTCTTTTGTATCTAACATAATTACTCCTGTATTTGTTTTTGTGCAACTCTATATGAGTCACTAGATATTATTTTTGTTTGGAAGCCTTGTTTTTTAAACTTCATGCTTTGATCATCAATCATTCCGTATTGATTAGAACGCATTCTTTGAAACCAGTCTGAGTCAGTAGGTTTCTTAATGTATAAGTGAAAGGTCTTAAGGTTTTTGTTGCCTACTATCTTGGTCATTACTTCACCTCATTATGAAATAGTTCATAAGGTAAGTTGTTTAGACTTTCCTCTGCATTAACTATATTAGAATAAGTATTAGAATATTTAATTCTTGCATCCTGTGACAANTCGTTTTCATATTTAGATATAGCTTCATCTAATAACAGAGTTATCTCATTTAAAGTTTGTAAATTTTTGTTTTTTTGTAAGTTTCTCATTTTATTTTTCCTTGCTCTAAGAGCATCAATTTATCGTTATAGCGATATTATAACCCCAAAACGGAATACATAGCAAGTATTTTATTAAAGTAATTTAAAATGGAAGATCGTTATTATCTTCTAAATAACAATCGTTTTCTTCATAAAGTTGTTTTGCGTACTTTTTACCTGCATCTTCTTTGATACCATATTTTTTGAAAAAAGCCTTTTCACTACCATATCTAGTATGTAGTAAATGATGGTGCATTTGACAAAGTGGTATAACTTGATCATCCCCATTTTTTAATGACATGCCACGACCATTAATCCCTCTAGGCGTATCGTAACCTTTAAGAAGGTGATGTGCTTGTACAGAACCACTACAAGATAAAAACCCTGCTCTGCTTATAAAACAGGGCAAGGTTCTAACCCA